ATTGGTATAAAATCACTACCACTTTGAATATATACTTCGCTTGACTCAAACATCTCTCTTAACCATTGTGACTCCTTATCATCGATTATGTCTGTCGTTATTTCAAACTCATCTGTATATTCTGTATAGTATTGTTTTTCTCCTCTATTAGAGACGTTATATGTCGCTATACGATCATTTAGGTTTATTCTTTCTTGGTCGTACATTTTCCTATCTATCTTAGTAGATTTACGAGTAGGCATGTATACGTTATAATAATCCCAAACACCAAAAGCGTTAGTAAATGCAAATCTTGTCTTTTCACCGTTACAATATGTTGGATAGTATACATCAGCCCACATTCCTGGTCTTATAGGGTAAGCGAACTCTGTAAATGCACCATTAACTCCACTACCAACACCAGAGGTAAAGTTTAAAAGAGTATCTGGTCCTTTATCTTCGTTGTAATACCAATTAGCAGCCCAAGTATTTCTTTGATTGTCTGCATATACTCCTATTTGATACCAGTTCCATTGTGCACTACTACTAATATGATCAGATAATTGCCCTGCACCTAAAGTTGCTTGTAAGTCTGTATTATTTACACATCTTGCTAAGTTAGGTAAACCTACTCCTACTGCTAATGTGCCTGGTGGTTCTTGGTTTAGATTATCTACTACTGGGTTATAATTTGCTACTAGGTTACCTTCTGAACAAGTATTACTCTCCCATATAAGGTCGTTATTGTCGTCAAATAAACTAAAGTAAACTGTTACTCCGGTATTGTTAAAAGGTGTAGTATCTATATAAGTTTGTGTTGCATAATCATCGTTACCTATAGGTTGTGCTACATAAAATCCTTTTAGTGAACTGTTATTGTATAGCTCTTTAGGATATGTAGTATTATTAATACTAAATGTTTGTTCTGGCATACGTTTTGTAGTACCAGGTTGACATAACATATTAGGATTATTACTTAACGTTTGATCACAAAACTTTGGAGTAGAAGTTTCTGTTGGATTTACTGTATAAGCATTACCGGCAAAGTTTATACTAGATGCTGCATTTATTCTTGTATTATTTGTATTGTTGTAATCGTCTAAAGCCGGGTATATAATGTTACCTTTTAGTACTTGTATAGACGAAGATACCAGGTCCGGAAACTCAGTTACACTACTATTATAGGAAGTACCGTACTCTTCTCCAAACTTAACTGTAAATATAGTACTCGTTTCGGAACTTATATCCACTATGTCAGCTTTCCAAGAATAATTAGTTTCTAAATAATCTCCTATTGGACGACCCATATCAATATTAGCAGTATTAGAGCTATTTTGTGGATATTTAAATCTAGCCAATCTAGTAGCACTACCACTCTCGTATAAATCAGCAATATACCTATATTGAAATTGAGGTACTGCAGAACTACTAACTGTATAAATTAACTGAGTACCAGATACATTAAAGTATCCGTCGTATAAGTTTGGGTCTTGTAGTATTGTTATTGCCATTATAATTTTTTAAACTCTAATGCTACGTTATCTGCTATGTTATCTGCTAATAATTGGTAACCTATTCTATCCATTACCTGTAGTGTTGCCGGTACTATAAAAGGTTGAGGTTCTATACCCTTCTTATATATACTAACTCTTGCACCATATGGTAGATTACCTCCTATCATTTTCCAGTTACCAGTAAATTTACCGGGTGGGTTAAAGCTTTGAGGATTTTTATTTACTCTCTTCTCTGTTCCTGATATACCGCTATCTTGAAAATAACCATAATCAAACATTTTAGAAGATATAGTAATTTTATCTTTAGCTACATTAACTAAGGTCTTTATAGAACCAGCTAAAGCACCAGTATTTCTAGGTGCTAATTTCTTTTGACGAGCTTCTATAAGCTTGGCTATTCTATCTGATATTGACTTTAAGTTCATATATTACGGATACTCTGGGAATACACAATAGTTTAAGTTAAATGGAGTTGCTATATCTATACTAGCTACCCATCCAAAGGCTCTATTTTGAAAACCTTCGTTAACAGGCACACAAGAAGTCATACTCATATCGTAGTTTTGTTGTATAGCAGTAGGACCGTATTGAAAGTAAGACATTATATCGTATATGTATCCTTCTGTATCTGACATTAACTGAACGTTACTCTGTGATTTATTCTTTGGAATGTCTAAACTATACATCTCATAAGATACAGTTCTTACTCTATCAGCATATCCGGTATTCATTGGTCTTAAAAATATATAAGGATATTTTCTATTTACTGCACTAGCATCTAAGTAGTCTATTGTTCCTGTATCAAAGCTTGCTATAGCTAAATGTGCATCACATCTAGACTTAAATAAGCTTATAATCTCTTCATATGTTACGTTACGTGTTAATCTAGCCATTTTTTATTTCTTTTACTCTTTCTAAGTTAACTCCTCTTAGCATAGAGGCTATTTGGTTATCATTATAGTGACCTGATGCTAACATAGATCTTATTTGTTTATCTTTATCTATCTCTGCTTGTACCTCTCTACGGTTAATCATCTTACGAGGAGTAGGAGTTACTATAAACTCTGTATCTTCTGTTATACTTTCTTTTACTAAGTCTGTTGCTCTTTTAATATCTTGCTCTTGCTCTTGACTGTTGTATTTGTTTGTTTTTTTCTTTTTCGATTTCATGGTTATAATCTTTGTCTATTTCTAAATAATTTAATGCAAATAAAAGATTTAAATCAGTTATGCAACTATCTCCTGTGATTGAAAGTGCATTGGATTTAGAGAGTTGGTAAAGCGTTGCGAACCATCCCCAGTGTTCTCCAAAAGATTTTCCATTATTATTATCTCGTTCTTCGTCTTCTCCGTCCATGTTATCTTCTCCCTTGAAAAAGCTGTATTGTTCAAATATAGGCTTCCTGTGCTCAAAAAAAAACTAATAGCTCCTAAAAATAAATGAACTGGAAACTCTTGGAAATCATCTTCTACTTCTTTTCTTTTACCTGAGTCGTATTTTTCTATTGTATACTTATTAAAGACTTTATCGGTTTTATTATTTACTACCTCTATGCCTTGTTTAGTTACAAAAGATAATTTACCTAATCTATGTTTTTCTATAGGTCGGTAAAGCATGGCTGCTACCTTTGCCATATTATTTTCCAAATCCTTGCAATAGCTTTCTAAGTCTATATACTCTCCTAATGTAGCATTTCGTATGCTTGAGTAACCATACAATTTACCTTTCCATTTTACTATAGGATAAAAGAAATTATTATGGTCAGCAATACCGGCATATAAGTTACTAACTTTAGTTAAACTGTCTAAATCCCATAGTCTAACTTCATCGAATGGTTCTCCGGTTAGTTTAGCTACAGTATATACTAATCTACCAAATTTATTTTGACCTTCGTAAGAGTTAATCTCTTTATATTTCTCTATTGAGATATATTCGGGTATTTGTAACTTTAAGCTTTTAACTTTATTTGCCATTTGTAATAAATAGTATTATGTTGAACAAAAGGACCTATGTACGAGCATATCGGCCTCCCATATGTCTACCTTCGTATCCTTCATCGTGTAATAAGGCTTCTAACTCTAATGCTTCACTGTAGTCTGGTGTACTATATAATACTCTAAACGTATTCATATCTCTACCTTTATTTTTATGACATACTTTTCTTTGCCATACGTTAGCAGTTTGACCAGCATAGTTATCTACTACATAAACGTGATATAAGCCATCTTTCTTAGATTGAGCATACTCTTTGTTTTTAGCGTGGTAAATCTCTCTATTTTCTTCGTAGTGTTTTTTACCTCTTATTCTACTACAACGTTTACATATATACGCCCATGCTTTCTTTTTACCTTCAGTCCAGTTATTACCTAATACTAATTTTTCGTTACAGTCTTTGCAGTGTTTATCCATACTTATAATATACGAAAATTAACGCGGAGTACCAAATGTAGCACTAATTCCTTTTCTGCCAGATACTCTTATAGGACGTCTTTCCATAAACTTAACTCTACTATAATTAGCAAGCATTAAGCTATCCAGGTGGTCGTCGTGTCCTCCACTAATATG